AATAAACCTGCCATTATTTTCTCCTAACCTAAAAAGTATCTAGCTGCAGCTGCTTCCCACGGATTGTATGTTGCAGCAGCAATGTATCTAGGACTCATCTGAGCTTCAGTAGGTTGCATTAAACCACTCTTAATTTCTTCTATATCAGCTTCTTTTTCTAAAGCAGAATATACATTTTGACCTGCTCTATAATCGATATCCGACATCAGCTTATTTATGTATTGATTTCTTTGGAAGTTCTCCCAATCAGCAATAGATGAATCTTTTAGACCTCTTCTTTTTAAACCTGATTCTAATCTTTGTCCACCTCTTTGAATGTATGGGTCCATCTGAGATGTCAGTCTTTTTCTTTCTCTAGCTGTTTCAGCTGCTACTCTATCTTGAGCATAGATTCTAGAATACATCTCAGCTAACTTTCTACGTTCTTCGTTTTGTGAATCGATAAAATCTTGATATCTTTCAGCTTGTACATCTTGTAGATAACCTCTCCCTAAATCTTTAAGTAGAGGAACACCATATTCTGCAAATAGACTTTTAGGTTGTTCTGTACCCCAGACTCCTACTCCATCTACAACTTCATATGCAGCTTCAGGACTAAATAATCCTGGAAGTGTCTCAGTAGCAAATTGAGGAATATCCTCAGTTATAAAATCTGTTGCCCAACTTATAGCTGTATCAAACCAACTCATCTTATTTCTCCTTACTTAGAAATTTATTGCTTAATTCTCTGACCATAACCTTATAGTCTTTTAGTGCTTTCTTACTATCTTTATCTTCTTTAATCATATCAAATATTGGTTTAAGGTGCATATCCCAAATCCAACTATAGATATTCTTAGAATTATCTTTATTATCAATCTCTGCTACAATCTTAGGTGCTGTAGCTCTGTATCTTCCAAATGAAGATTTAAACGTAGGTAAAACCTTAAACATATAGTCTCTCCAATCTTCAAATACTTTAAGACCTTCTTCACCTAATGCTTGAGTAGCTGCAGTAGCAATATAAGAGCCACCACCTCCAGAATCACCTCCACCAGAGTCACCACTGTCTCCACTATCATCCCAACTAAATCCTTCTGCACTAGAATCCCATTCAGATGTGCCTATACCAGTATCTTCTTGTGCTTCTGCTACAGAACCCCAATCACTATCAGACCAAGTATATCCACCAGCAGTTGTAGTATCCATTCCTGCTTCTTGTTCAGCTAGCATCTGAGATTGTTCTGAACCAGGAGTAGTCTCCCATTGAGAACTAATATCTACTGGAGCAGGTGCTTGAGATACAACTGATTCAACTGTAGTAGGTGCCCATCCTAAAGCTTGTAATTGTTCCTGAGTCATTGGTTGAAACTCTTGCCAAGGAACATTAGTTAAATCCATCTCTGGGTCGTAAGTTAATTCTGGGTCTCCAAATAAACTACTGAAGAAACCTCTATTTGCTGCATTAGGCTCACTAAAAGCAATCTGTTGAATTAACATATCTCTTTGTTCAGAAGGAGTCATAACTCCACCAGTGTATTCTCCACTAGAACCAGGACCACCTAATTGTGTATATCTAGAAGTAAATGTAGGACCAAGACCAGTAGTATTTAGACCATAATTATAATCCATTCCAGCTTGAACTAAATTAGCTCCTATTGGGCCACCAAGTAAACCTCCAAATAATCCACCTGCAAACTGATATGCATTTCTATTCTCTAGATAACTCGCTACGTCTGCAGAAGTAGGTTGTGCTGCAGAGCCTCCGACTCCACTAAACATTGAAGCAGCTACGCCTCCTCCGTCACTTACGTTAGATTGTATAGGTTGTGTAGGTGTAGGTTGAGTAGGGTCAGTAGGATTATATGGTTGTCCTGGTAGTGGTGCTATTGGAGCTGGTCCTGAAGGTAACTCTGGAATATACGGATTACCTAAATCTGAATAACCAGCACTTACTCCTCCGCCAGATAATGCGTTGGCTAGTTGTTGTAGAGGATTATCAGAAATAGAGACATCGCCTAAAGGCTGTCCGCCTGTGCTTGGCTCATAAATCCTACTTATTTTAGGATTGCTAGATTCTTCTGTAAGTGCTAAATTGGAAGAAAAGAAAGCCATTTAGTTCTCCTTATTATGCAAAGCTCGCATTCTTTGTAGTACAGTACATAGTAGTGCCGTCTGAAACACAATCTAGTAATGTAAAGCCGCCTTGATTAACTGTAATAGTTCCACTCTCTCCTACGAAAAAGAATTCACTACCGAACGACAAAGCATTTGAATCTGGATTATCAATAATAAATTTAGCCGTAACACCTGCAGTCTGATTAGAAGTATCTAATTGATATCCACTAGCAGTTACAGTTACTGTAAAGACGTTAGAATTAAGCAAATTAGCTGTTTGGTCTGCAGTCATAGATATATCTTCCGCAGCTGTAGGATGAGCTTTAGTAAATGTTTGTGGCTCACCGACTGTAACAATATTCTCACCGTCGACAGTAGCATTATTAGTTACTGTTAAATCGTTACAAGTAAAGTTCTCTGCTGCATCACCGTTTAAATCAGCCTTAGAATTAAGTGCAGTTCTAACAGACGTAAATTCTGTATTAAAATCATCACCAGAAATTACCTTTCCTGGGTCTGAATCTGGAAGTGCATCCTTACCAGCCCAATTAACTTGTATAGTATAGTTTGACATTAGTACATTTTTCCTTTCTTATAAAACAATGTTAATGATTGTAATGCTGTTCTATAACCATTAGTAACACCATCCATCTCAAATCTTAAATATTTAGCATCTCCATATAAAGGAATGCCTACTTCTTTCAGTCCGTGTATAGGAGCATATTTAGCTGCACCATATAATGAACTTGATTGTCCCCATTTATATTCAGCTCCACCTAAACTAGGATTAACTTTAAAAGTTTGTTGTGTAGAAGGTGAAAGTTCAAAGTCTTTAAAAGCTTTAATACCTACATCAGTTCCACTACCACCAGATACTACTAGTATTAGTTTCTTCAAGATAGAAGATACGAAACCATCACCTAAATCTAACCATACTGTAGAAAAAGAACCTGTAAATGGAGTATTGGTATATGAGGTCCCATCATAAGTTACTTCAAAATAACCATCATAATGACAGATATGACCATCTTCTTCACCAAATAGTAAACCGTAGTTTCTAGAATAAGCTAAAGAAATAGGTTCTCTATCTCCTTCAAATCTCCACTTAGTTACTCTAGGTGTCTGTCTCGGCGTCATATACGTCAAATCAAATACGTAGGTAACATTGAGGTCCACAAAGGATAGAATATAGAGACCGCTGTCTAAAGCATAAACTGATTTTACATTCTGACTATTTTGAGTATTAGAGATAATTTCATCTTTTACAGTTACAGAAATTTCCCTTAATGGTAGTTTATCATATTCTGCTGTTCTTGTCAAGCTTCGAACGCCAGTATCTGATAAGAAATATATATCATCACCAATAGCTTGAATAGAATCTCTAAATACAGCACCTATACCTTTAATAACCTCTTGTAACTCTAACGCAGTAACATCCCAAGGATTGTTGTAAATAGCTATATTTTGTTTACCGAAGATAACTAATTTACCACCGAATGAATTAATAGCTACAATTTCGTCATTACCCCAAACATATTTAAGGTCTATATATCCAGCATCACCATTATTAAATTTTACTGGCTCTTCGAATTCACTATAATATAAGACAGTATTACTCTCACTAACTCCTCCTGCCCATAATCTTCCGTACTCACCTAATGCAGTAGAAGGGTCAAATGTAGTAACACCTGCTGGAGCAGAAAATCCTGTTACACCAGACATAATTGCCCAACCAACACTATCTAATATCAGAGGTTCTTCACCTGTCTGTACAGCAATTAAACCATCTTCAATTTCAGCGAACTGCCAATCGTCATCACTAGCACCAGTATTAAATGAATTCGTAAATGCATTGTTAGGGTCAGAAAAATCTACTTCATACATATACGTACCAGCAGCACAATAAACTGTATCTGTCTGTCTATTCTCGTATAGAGCACCTATATGATTACCATTTCCTTCAGCAGCTGTCTTTTGAGATAGTCCTTTTCTGAATGTTATTCTGTTACCTTCCGTATAGACAATATTATCAGCCTTCGTCAACCATTCGGGATTTAACGAAGTAGGCGTAGTCTGAGTATCTAATCCATTAAGACCAATTCGGTCTAATAGTCTAGCTTGTAGTGCTTTACCTTGCAACATAGTACCAGTCTCTCTCATATTCAAAGTTACCAGCATCTAATTGTACTGCCTGAACTAAAGAATCTCTAGCTTCTGCAGCTACAGCACTGTATTGTGTTCCTCCATCTTCACCTCTCTCAGCAATAGCTCTGGCCCAAGCACCTAAAATAACTGGCTGAGATGGAACTCTTAATACTTCAGAAGCTTCATTTAAATCATCTTGAGCACCTACGATATTTACCGCTATAACTTGATTAGCTGAAGTAGAGTCTGGTATGGGATAGAAATCAATATTAAAATCTGGTTCTCTACCTACTGCAGCTTGTGAGATACCATTGAATGCATATGTAGTCGGCTCACCAGTCTTAACTTTAGATGTGGGAAACATTCTATCATTAATCCAGTCATTATGAACTTGCTCTAATTGTGTACCTGTAGTTTTATTTCTTACGTCTAGTACTTTAAAGGATACACCAGAACCTCTAATAGCATCACCTAATGTATACTGCATATTACCATCTCTAAGACGTACATTAAAAGTTTCTCGTAACGCATTCCAGTCGTGGTAGCTCTCTACATTCTTTTTAGCATCATTAACTAATTCACCTATAAGTTTTTGATAAGGTGTAAGAGTAGACGTCCGTATATCCCCAGACCAATCAGAAGCAATAGTATCTTCTCTTAGCCTAAGCAATACACTATTTATAATTTCTCTATAAGTCACTATTTTCTCCTTTTACTAGCTAAGTAACCTGCATATGCTTTATTAGCTGCCATCTTAGTCTTATATATACACTTACCTGTTTTACCTATCTTATAACCTTTAGGACACTTATATACTGGCATTACAGACTTAACGGGTTAACATTTCTATTATCAAACTTATTCTCTGCTTTATCTATATCCCTCTCAAGTCTCGAAATATTCGATTCTACGGACTTTAATCTTTCACCCATACCTATGATAGCCTCAGAGTTTGCAGTGACTCTACCAGACATAGGTGCATCATCGTATGCTGGAGTCTTATCGTGTGCTTGTGATTGTAGTGCAGAGATAGAACCTTGCATACCTTGATACTCTTGCCAGAATAATGTACCTGACCAAGCGATACCAGCTACTGCTACTGCAATAGTAACAA